TTTCCCTACACGACGCTCTTCCGATCTAAAAACTTCTGCTGATACTGCTTCTAATAATCTTGAAAAGATGGTAAATAATATTTATTATCAATCCGGCGCGAGCGGTCAATTATTCGCTTCTAATAGTAATCTTTCTTTGGAAACCTCAATAAAAAATGATGCTGCAATGATGATGCACTTATCACATAAATTTGAGACTTTTCTTACTAATATGGTAAATAAATTATATTCTAATACAAATGTTAATTTTAAATATATTATTTTACCTATTACAAATTATAATGAAGATAAATATATTGAACTATCTTTTAAATTAGCTAATGCTGGATATAGTTTCTTGTTACCAACTTTAGCTTTAGGATTATCTCAAAGAGATATAGTTAATTTAAAAGATTTAGAAAATGATGTATTAAAACTTGGAGAAAAATTTATTCCTTTAACTACAGCATATACACAATCTGCTGAAGGCGGTCCTGGTGCTCCAAAAAAGACTCCAGAAGAAAAAGCTCCAAAAACTATCCAAAATGAAACATCTTTAGATAAAGGAGGCTCTAAATAATGGAGTACAAAGATATTATAAAAGAGTTCTCTGTAAGTGTATATGGGAATTTAGAAAAATATAATCAAACTTTATCAAAAGCGAGATTACGAACTTTTTATAAGTATTTTAATAGAAATGGTACTTATATAACAGATGAGTTCGCGCAGAAACTTATTGATTCGGCGCCATATACTCCAGTAAAAGGTATTTATGATAATTTTAATGATGATTATACAGACCATGGAGTAAAAAGAGAAGAAGGAAGAATTTATGGTATTGTACCAGAAAATCCTAATTTTGCTTGGGAAACTCATTTAGATGAAGACGGCGTAGAAAGAGAATATGCTTGTTTCGATGTTTTATTATTTACTGCTTTATATAAAGAAGCTGAAGATATAGTCGGAAAAGCTCAATCAATGGAATTATATGAACCTATGTTAAAAGGTGAATTTAAATATATTGAGGGGAAAAAAGCTTTTGTATTTACAGATGGATGCTTTCTAGGATTACAAATACTAGGAGAAGAAGTAGAACCTTGTTTTGAAGGAGCAGCATTTTATACTTTCTATGATACACTTAAAAATGCTATAAATAAATTAGAAAAATATAGTTTAAATTCTCATATAGATAAAGGAGGAAATGAAATGCTAGAAATTAATTATAAACTTTCTGATAGAACTAAATTTGATATGTTATTCGACTTATTAAATCCTAATTTCAATGAAAGTGGTAACTGGACAATAGAATATTCAATTTCTGATATTTATGATGATTATGCTATTGCATATTCTTATGAACATCAGAATTATGAAAGAGTTTATTATACTAAAGACGATAAGAATGATTCTTTGGTTATAAATGAAAAGAAAAAATATTATATTGTAGATGTGACAGAAGAAGAGAAAAATGCGCTCTCTACAATTCAAGCATTAAATGGTGGAACTTATGAAAAAATTAATGAAAATTTCACCGCTAATTCTGAAGTAGAAACAAAAATTTCAGAATATGAACAAAAAATTGAAGAGAAAGATACTTCTATTTCTACTTTAACTACAGAGAGAGATACTGCGAGCAATAACTACGCAGCAGCTCAAACTCAGATTGAAACAATTACTGAAGAGCTAAATACTCTTAAACAATATAAATTAGATATTGAAAAAGAGGAAAAACAATCTGTAATTGATAAATACTCTGAACAATTAGATGAAGAAGTTATTAATAAATATACTGAAAAGATGTCAGAATATACTGTAAAAGATTTAGAAAAGGACTTAGCTTTTGAATTAGTACAATCTAATCCTTCAATCTTTACAGTTAATAATGGTTCTGGTCGTGTTCCAAAAGATGAACCGAAAACAGGAATTGAGGCAATCTTAGAACAATATAGAAAATAAATGGAGGAATAAGAATGGCTCTTAAAAGATTAGTAATTGACGGTTTTGGTCAATTAGAATTAAACAATGTATTCTTCCGTAGACAAGGAGCAGTAGAAGCACAATGTTTCTTAGATGAAACTGATTTTGCTGATGTTCCTGCTGAAAACGGAATGTTATTAGCTATTGATAGAGTTAATAGAGTTGTAAAATTCCCTAAAGATGGTTCTTTACCAATCGCTCTTAATTATACAACTGAACATATGTATGATGAAAGAAAACCTGGTTTAAAGAATTTTAAATTAGAAAGGGGAGAATTTTTACCAAGAATGGGTTATCCGTCAGTTGGTGAATTATGGACAACTAATTGTATTTGCTATGATGATAGTGAATTTACCAATGATGAAGCTTTACTTGAAGCAGTAAAGGATAAAGCTACTTTATCCGCTACTCCGGTTTACGCTGGTGCTAGTGAAATTGGTGCAACAAAATTAACTAAAACTGAACCTACTTATGGACCTGTCTTAAAGGTTGTAGAAAAAACTACTATGCCAGATGGACAGTTTGCAGTAAAAGTACAGGTAATTAAGGCGTAGGAGGTATAGAGAATGGCAACTATTCAAGAAATTAAAGAACTAGCTTTACACGCCGCAAAAGGTACAGTACCTTCTACTTTCTCAAAAGAAGATAATGTAGATGTTAACGCAGCACTTTGTGATTGCTTAAAAGATTACGCTGGTTCTATTAATCAGTTTATGAAAAATAGATATGATATCTATGATATAATTATACAAACTGCTGACGAAGTCGTTCCTAACGATGTAATTGATGCAGTAGGAATTTTCGCTGAAGTTCAGCAAGTTCCACAGGGTCAAAAAGCTTTATTTAAGAGAAGACTTGGTAAAAATCGTGCTAAGAAATTCTTAACTCAAGTTGGATTATCTGGTCTTTATGAAACTTTCAGATTAGATAGTGATACGTTTGAATTACGTGCTCATGCTGTTGGCGGCGCTGCAAGTTTAGATTTTGAAAGAATGCTAGATGGTGCGGAAACTATGGCTGAACTTATGGATATTGTTACTGAATCAATGACTAATTCAGTTTATGTCGAAGTTCAAAAAGCTTTAAGTGCTGCTATTAATGCTACAGGTCGTCCTAGTGTAAATAAATATAGTGGAGCTAATTTCGACCCAGGTGAAATGTTAAAACTTATTAATGTAGTTAGAGCATATGGTACAGGTGCGGTAATTTTTGCACCACCTGAATTTGTAGCCGCTATGGGACCTGATGCTATTGTTCCAGTTGGAACAAATTATCAAGGAATTTATCATCCACAAGATATTGATAGAATTCATAATCAAGGATATATCAACATCTTTAGAGGTACTCCAATTATACAAATTCCTCAATCTTTCATTGATGAAAATAATGAAAAGACTTATATTGACCCACAATTAGCTTATATCTTCCCTACTGGACAGGAAAGAGTAGTTAAAATTGTATTTGAAGGTCAAACTCAAATTAATGATTTCAAGAATAAAGATAATTCTATGGAAATTCATGTGTATAAGAAAATGGGAGCTGCTATTTTAACCCATCATAATTGGGCTATTTACCAAAATACTGGTATTGAGCAGACAATGGAATCCCCTTATAGTATGTATTTATAAAGTGATTAAAAGGGAAGGAAGGAATAACTTCCTTCCCTTATTTAATTGAGTTAAAGGAGAATTAAAATGATTGATGAAAAGAAAAAAGTAAATATTAAAAATGAAACTCTTGGTCGTGTAGGTATTAATCTTCCAGACTTAAAGTTAAAAAGAACTTGGGAAAAAAAGGGAGTTATTAGACAGATTCCTTTTGAAGATTTACAACAAGCTTATTATGAGCCAGGTGTTGAATATATGTTCAAAGAAGGTATGTTAAGTATTGATGACATGGAAGTTAAAAAAGCATTAGGTTTAGAACCAGATGATGCAGAAGAACCAGTTAATGTTATTATTTTAACTGATGACCAAAGAAAAAGATATTTAACTGCTATGCCAATGCATGAATTTAGACAAGAGGTAGAAAAACTTTCTTATGAACAAAAAAATAGCTTAGTAGATTATGCTATTGCGCATGAAATTGCTAATCTTGATAAATGTGAATTCTTAAAGGAGATAACTGGAATTGATATTTATAAAGCAATTCAGTTAAATAGAGCTGATAAGGAGGAATAAAAATGACTCCAATTCAAGCTGTATATGATGCCTTTTTAGCTAAAATGTTAGAAGATGAATGGCTAAATTGGGACGAAGAAGAAATTAAAGCCGATTGGAAAGAATTATTAGCGGGCGCCATTCCGTTCTTTAAATTTCCAAGGGTTAGTTTAGAAATAGATGGTGATTATTTTAAAGACGAAAATATCACTAATGATGAAATCCAAATCTTAGCTAATTATATGAAATGTGAATGGTTAAATAGAACCATTCTAACTTGGGAAAATGTGAAACCTTTATATGAAGAAAGAGATTTTTCTCAAGCCAATCTTCTTGATAAATTCAGAGAGTTATTAGAAAAAGAGGAATATAAAGCCTTGAAATTAGAAAGAATTTATTATCGTTCAATAAAAGGAAAACCTTTTGATTATTCACAGTTGGCAGGTGAATAATATAGTGGAAAATTATAAAGAAACTATAGAAGAAGCATATGATAATAAACTAAAAAATAAATTATTTGGTTTGTTATGTGAATATGAAAAAGGACGAGAATGGGAAAAATTCTTAGATTCTATTCTAATTGAACTTATGGGTTTTGAGGAAGAGAAAAAAACTATTAACTATTATATTCTATTCCATAAATTATCTTCATTAAGATTTTTAAGATACGAATATTTTAGAACTACAATTTTTGATTGTATGGGATTAATAGGTAAAATATAATGGATTATTATAAAGATGTATATCTTAAAAGATTGAATAGATATGGTTTGGATTATCAATCAAGAGTTCAAGGTGAACGAGAAAGATTATTTGAATTATTATTATTAAAATCTCTTTATCGTGTTGACTTTGAATATAATGGCGAAAGTAATCCTGGAGTATTTGAAAAATATAAACAGGATAATACAGAAACTTTACATTATTTACTTACTAGAACAAGTTTAAATATCCCTGGTGGAACAGTTCTTATGATTCCAAATAAAGATAAAGAATTAAAACCTTGGATGACGTATTATTTAGAACATATAAACGCTAGTGGATATAATAGATACATTATGTTAAAAATGTCTCATTATATTACTTGGAAGGCGCGCGATGGAAAAGAATATTCAACTTGGGCATATATGTATGGACAAGAGGACAATATGCTTAAAGATGAAATTCAATCAAGAAGCCGTTCAGATACAAGATATAATGAAAATTTAAAAATGAGCTTTTTTGTTACTCCAATAAATGAACATATTAGAAAAGATGATTATTTAGTAGTAGGAAAAGGTACTCCTTTAGAAGAGGCTTATGTAGTTACTGGATATGATATTCAATCTACAGAAGGTATTGAATATGTTACAATTGACCCAGTATACATTAGAGATGAAACTCCTCCACCAGTACAAACTGAAGAAGATAATCCTGATGATTTCTTCTGGTTAAATGGAGGTGACATTTAATGAGTGTGCGTAATTGTTCTGAAATAGGTGAAAATGCTCAAAAAATAGTTAAAAGATTAGCTAGTAATCAAAACTTAGTTAAACTATTATATTATAATGATAAAGACCCATTATCTCATGAAGATTTATCCAATGAAATCATTGAACAAGAAGTATTTGAAAAGTTAATTAAAATTGTACCACGTATAGGTCCAAAAGAATATTCAAATTCAATAATATCTATGGTAATTGCACAAGGAATTGCAAATGAGAATAATGAATTTGAAGATATTATAATTAATTTTGAAATTTTTGTACCAATAACTCAATGGATTATAAAAGATACAAATTTTAGACCTTTTAAAATAATGGGTGAAATACAAAAAAGTTTAATAGGTAAAAGAATAAATGGATTAGGTAAAATTGGTGGTGGCGCCTTCTCCTTAAATTATGTAACTGATGAAATGACTTGTTATAAACAAATATTTAGGATAACAACTTATGACTAATGGTAATTTTTTTTTAAAGCTACCAGTTAATTTTAAAAATAAATGTAAAATTTATGCTCCTTCTATTAATGAAATGATAGGTAATGATTCTTTTTATACTTATAAAAAAATTTTAACTATATCTCAGGAAGAAATAGAAGATGAATTTGTAAAAAATGATGCAAAAGATATTGAAATTCCAACTCCAATAGAGTTCTTATTAGCTAATAGTTATAATGATAAAAATTTTGAAAAGATTGCAAAAGAAGCTTTCAATTTTTTTATAAAAGAAGATGTAACTTTTATTTATGAAAATAAATCTATATTAATAGGTGATTTAGAAAAGGAAATACAAAAAATTCAATCATTTGATGAATTAGTTTTTATAGAAGAAAATGAATATTTTTCTTTTCAAAATCTAATTAGAGAAAGTTGTGGTGAAAAAAAGATAGACCCACCTAATCCTAATGAAGACCCTAGAGTAAAGCGTATTAAAGCTAAAGCAAGATATAGAGATAAAATAAAAGCAAAAAAAGGAATGGGAATTTCTTTGGAAACTATTATGACTTCAATTTGTTGTATGGGAATTGGAATCACTCCACTTAATATTGGAGAAATGAGTTATCCCGCCTTATTAGCTATTCTTGATACTTATCAAGAAAAAGAGAAATATGAATTAGATACTAGTTGCTTATTAGCTGGCGCGGACTCAAAGAAAATTAAACCGAAATATTGGATTAGAAATTTAGAATAAATAGGAGGCTATTTAAATGGCAAATATTCTTGAAAGATATGGTATTAAAGAAGTTGCTGACATGACCTTTTATCATATAGCCAGTACAGGAAAACCTGACTACCCAGTTCTTTATCTTGATACTTTAAGAGTATCTACTATTGAACAAACTGCCGAACAAGCAGAAGCACGTGGTGGTAAAGGTAATCCTCCATTAATTATTTGGGACTATGGTAAAGAAATCACTGTAACTCTTGAAGATGCTTTATTCTCTGCTAAGTCTATGGCTATTATGTTTGGTAATGGTCAAGTTAAGACTTATGAAGGCGATAATGCTTATATTATGAAAACAGAGCAGTTTACTTCTGAAGGAGATACACTTCCTACTAAAGCTACTTCTCTTGAAACAGCAAAAGTAGTAGGTGGATGGGACCAAGCATTTACCGGACCAGATGGTAAACGTTACTTAAAGGTAAATCCTAAATTTTATGATGCTTTTGGTCAAGTAGTAACAGGTGATGAACCTACAACAGGAAAAGTTAAATGGGCAAAAGACCAAAGATATTTTTGTTCTTATGATTTAAAAGCTAGCGGTGCTGTAATTGAAATTTCAGCTAATAGTTTCCCTGGTACTTATTATGCTGTTGGTGATACTTATGCTAGAAGTGAAATTACTGGTGAAGATGAGTTCTTCCAATTCATTATTCCAAAAGCAAAAGTACAGTCTGAAAACACTATTACTCTTGAAGCAGAAGGTGACCCATCTGTATTTAATATGAGTTTACGTGTAATGAGACCTGCTGATGGAGCAATGATGAAATTAGTTAAGTATAACCTACTTGACGGAACATCTACTACAGAAGGTGCTGTTGCAGAACTTGTTCACAATCATTCATTAAATCCTAACAACGAATCAAAACTTGTTGTAGGTTAATAGATAAAAATACACTAAAGGTGGAAGGCGGAGCTTTCCACCTTTTTTATTTTGGAGGAAAAGGATGGAGAATAATTTTAGTTTTAAAGAACTATATGATGTTAGCTTAAAAGCTACTTATCCTATGGAGATAAATGGAAGAAAATATGAAATTGGTGAAGTAGTTACTACATTTAATAGAATACAAATAGCTAATTTTAATGAAATAAAATCACGCGCGGCAGCGACTGGTGGTTTTGATAACCGCGCGCATGTAATATGGGAAGATACTAAACAAATAGATTTTACATTCTCTCAAGGTATTTTCTCTAAAACTCAATTAGGAATGTTAGGAAATTCTAGACTTTTAGTAAGAGAACCAAATAGTATTATTTCTATTGCTAAAAGACAAGAGTTAGAAATAGATGAAAATGGAAAAATTGAATTAAAAGAAGAACCAGTTGGCACCATCTTTGTATATAATGCTGAAACTGGGGAACGTTTAAGAGAATTTGGAGTAGAAGGAAAAACTTTAGTTTTTGATAAAATTAAATATTTAGATGTAGTTGTAGACTATAATTATAACTATACTAAAGGCGGAACTGATATGATTTTAGGAAGAAGACTTATCAGTGGATATTTATATTTAGAGGGAAAGACTAGAGTGAAAGAAGATATAACTGGAATAGATAAAACTGGGATTATTAGAATACCTAGATTAAAATTAATGTCTGACTTATCTATTAGATTAGGAAGTAATGCCAATCCAGTAATTGCGAATTTTAGGGCAAGTGGTTTCCCTATTGGAGATAAAGGCAATAAGAAAGTTATGGAATTAATTTTCTTAAATGATGATATAGATAGTGATATGTAATATAATCGACATTAATTTCTTAGGATTTTAATGTCGATTTTTTATATTACTTGGAGGAATAAAATGGCTCAAACTAATATTACTTTTACAGCCTCTTTAAATACCAGCAAAATGAAAGCTGATATTGGTAATTTACAAAAATCTTTAAATAGTCTAAACATAAAAGATAGTAAATTAACAAATAATTTTAAAAATATTTTTTCTGAATTAAATTCAGAATTAGATAAATATCAATCTAAAATAAATTCTGGATTTAAAACAAAATCTGATGTAAGTGGATTAGAAAAAAGCTCTCAAAAAATTAATAATTTAATGGATCAATTAATAGATACTTTTAAAACTATTGATGGTACAAAAGTTGATTTGTCAAAAGTTTTTAATATAGATAATAGTTCATCAAATAAAATTTCTAAAATAGATGAAGAAATAAAAAGATTAAAAACTGATTTAGAAAATTTAGGTAAAACTAATTTATCTGGTCTAAATAAATCTTTAACAGAACTAGCTACGCCTAAAGCAAAAGAAGGCGGAAACATAGTTAAAAATTTAATACAAAAAGGTGAAGTAGAACAAGCTAAAGGTTTATTAGATGAACTAATTAAAAAACAAGAACAAGTTCGCAACATGATAAATCAAAAAGGTCAGTCTACTACTAATATAGATAAAAATATTGCAGCTTTTAAACAAATGAAGGCTGAATTAGACCAGATTGATACAACTAAAATACAAAAAATAAATTCTGATATAGCTAGTCTACAAACTAATCGAGTAAATACACTTAACCAAGCATTAAATGAAAGCAATAAAAAATTTCAAGGTGCAGCGAATAGCGCAACTCAATTAGCAACAAATGTTCGTTCTACTACAAACGCCTTTAATAATTCGGCAGATTCACAAAGAAGAGTAAATAATGAATTAGCTACTTTAACAAGTAGAGTACAAGCATATTTCGGAATAAGTAATACAATTAATTTATTTCAAAGAACAATTAGAAGTGCTTTTCAAACCGTTAAAGATTTAGATAAAGCAATGACTGAAACAGCTGTAGTAACTGATTTTAATGTAGGAGATATGTGGGAAGAACTTCATAGATATACTGCCGCGGCAAATGAATTAGGTACTACTACTTTAGGTGCTTATCAAACTATGACTTTATTCTATCAACAAGGATTAAAGACAAATGAAGTTTTTGAAATAGGTACCGAAACTATGAAAATGGCACGTATTGCAGGAATGGATTATACTAAGGCTACTGACCTTATGACAGCAGCATTACGTGGATTTAATATGGAATTAAATAACACATCTGCACAAAGAATTAATGATGTTTATTCAAAATTAGCTGCTATTACCGCCGCAGATACAGAAGAAATAGCTGATGCAATGACTAGAACTGCATCTATTGCTAATTCTGCCGGAATGGAATTTGAAACAACATCAGCTTTCTTATCACAGATGATTGAAACAACTCGTGAAGCACCTGAAAATTTAGGTACTGCAATGAAAACTATCATTGCACGTTTCCAAGAATTAAAGAAAGCACCGAGTGAAATAACTGAAGTGGATGGAGAAGAAGTAAGTTTAAATAAAATTGATACTGCTTTAAAATCCATTGGAGTGACTTTAACTAATACAACTGGACAATTTAGAGATTTAGATGATGTATTCTTAGAAATTTCTGGAAAATGGGATAGTTTAGATAAGAATAAGCAGCGTTATATTGCTACTGTGGCGGCAGGTTCTCGTCAACAATCACGTTTTATTGCTATGATGAGTAATTATGATAGAACAATGGAATTGGTTGACGCAGCTAACAATAGTGCTAGTGCATCTCAAAGACAATTTGAAAAAACTACTGAATCATTAGAATCTAAACTTAATAAATTAAAAAATGCTTGGAATGAATTTACTATGGGAATTGGTAATAATCAAGTAATTAAGTTTGGAGTAGATTTATTAACCAAATTATTTGGAATTATTAATGATATCACTGGTGTTGCAGGTGATGGAATTGGAGTTTTTCTTAAATTAGGAGCTGCAATTTTAACATTAAAAGCTGGAAAGGGTATTTTAAACTCCATTCTTGGAAGCATGGGAAAAGCTTTCGGAGAAGGCGCGCTCATGGCAGGAGGAATGACAAATACTTTTGGAAAAGCGGGTCAACAAGCAGGAGTTGCTTTTAGTAATGGAATAAGTAATGGTATTAGTAGTGTTTCATTTAAAACTGCTCAATCAGCTAAATTTATTTCAAATCAATTAAAAAGCGCATTAAATAAAAGTACAGGTAGTTTAAATGTTTCTCAATTTTTAGGAATATTTAAGAAAATACCAGAAGCAATGCGACAAGAAATGTTAGCTTCTGCTCCTGGTGTAATTGAACCTTTAACTAATTCAATAAAAACACAATTAATGACGCAATTACCTAATCTTGGAGAAGAGGGAGCGGATAAATTAATTCAACAATTTAAACAAGCTCTTATGTCTTCAAAAGGTAGATCGGAAGAGCGTCGTGTAGGGAAAGAGT